GTTATCACTTTAGGTGGCTCTACTGTCTTATTAAAAAACATAGCGAACGGAACATTTTTACCTGTTCAAGTTACGCATGTAAAAGCAACAAGCACAACTGCAACTGACATAGTAGCTTTATTCTAAAATAGAGCTATATGTTAGTAAACATTATACAAAATACAATAAGCAGTTTCCGTAGTGCATTAGCTGCTGCTGAAGTAATCACAACCAATCTAAAGATGTGGCTTGGATTTGAAACGAGCAGCATTGATGGAGATAAACAAATCACACCTGACAAATCGGGCAACAATAATGTAGGCGAGTTGTTTACAGGTAAGGCTCTAGAGTTTGATGGTTCTACTACTTATATAAGTGCAAATAGTTTTGCAGGTACATTAAGTACAGGCGATGCGTTTACCTTTGCCGTATGGTTTAATTCTGAAAAAACTCCAACTGACTATTTTAGAAATATTTTGATAAGTTCTGGGGGTCCTGAACAATATACAAATATTTTTAAAATTGGAGTAAATCCACAAACAAGTGCGACAGGTTCAGCAAATGTAGGTGGTATATTTTTTGCTGATTCAGCAGGAGGATATAATAATGTTGTACCATCAAGTGGAGGAGTTAATTATAACGATGGAGAATGGCACAGGCTTGTAGTTTCAAGAAGAGCAGGAAGTGGTGTTCAAGATTTATCATTTTATGTTGATGGTAGTTATATTGGTAAAGCAGATTGCAATCCTTATTGGAATAATGTTAATCTTTTTGACTTTGGGCAAGAGTGGGATGGTGCAGGAACGTCAGACCATTTTGCAGGTATGATGTCAAATATTCAAGTTTATGATTATGCTTGGACATCAGATGATGTTACATACGATTACGCAAACCCTCAAAACTTAGTAACTGATAGAAGTGGCACATCAATAGGTTTATCTAATTTAAAAGGCTATTGGCATTTAAGTGAGGGTGCAGGCTCATTGGTTTATGATAGTTCAGGAGAGGGTAATAATGGTACTATAAATGGTGCTACATACGAACCTGCTCAACCAAGAATACCACAACTAGGTATGATGAACTTTAGCAACGGAGCAGTTGCAACAGGTGTAACTTTAATTCCTGACCCAAACAACACATCTCAAGACATAGATGGTAACGCAGTTCGAGATAGATTGAACTCGTTTAATTTAGACGGAAGTGGTTACTCAAGTGTTGCTAATAGTTCAACTTTGCAATTTGGTACAAGTGCTTTTACAATTCAAGCGTGGATAAAACCATTTAGTCTAGCAGCAAATAATAGAATCCTTACTAAAGGGGTTACAGGGAATGGAGAGTTTATGATTAGCGTTGGAGGAGATGGTGCATCTGCTAGAGTATATGCAAAAGATTCAAGTGGTAATGCTCTTGATACTTCTAATGATTTTAGTTCTTTGACTATTAATTCTTGGCAAATGATAACTGTTATAATTGACACACCGAATGACCAAATCTTATTTTTCAAAAATGATGGAAATGTAGAAACAAAAACAGGGGCATCTTGGACAGGTAACTTTAATAATACAGAGCCAATTACAATAGGGAATACGTCAAGCGTTAGTGCAGGTCAATTCTTTGATGGCTTAGTGAGTGATACTTTAGTTTACGACAGAGCATTAACATCAGACGAAGTAGAAAACAATTATAACGCAGGTTTATCTGCACATAGAAATTAATTATGAGAGGAAACGTTTATTTATCTCTTGATACAAAGACTTTTAAAGGATTGATTCCAGAAGAGTTGATAAAAACCTACGGAATACCTGAGTACGATGAAGAGGGTGTTCAAAAAGGAGTAATTCATCCAACCTTTAAAGAGCTTGGAGAGTACAATCGTAGAAAGTTTGGTGCTAACCCTGTTGTTGAAATTGGTAAGGCTAAATTTCATATAATTCAACTCGAAGCAAGTTGGGTAAGTGGAGAGCTTTCTGCTTTGCTTGATTTAGGTAAGGGAAAGGAATATCCAAATAACTGCTTAATGACAAGAACGGAAGCATCTCAATTTGTAAGTAAACATGCAAAAGATATTTAAATATGATTTACTTTGATAAATATAAAGTCAAGAGTAAAACTGTTTACAAGATTACACATGTAAATGGAGATGATATACTTATTACAAGATATTTTGACATGCACAAAGATGCAGAGCAGTTTGCTGATATGTATGCTAAAAAAAGAGGTTGTGAAATTCACAAATCGTTCAAAGTAAAAAAGAAAAAGTAAATGGAGCATTGGGTACAAAATATTGCTGCAAATAAATTGTCTTTAAACATTTACAATCAATGTGTAGATGCAGAGGGTAATTACTTTTTGATTGGTGTAATAGATGACCAAACAAGAGTTGCAACATACGGAGTAATTTCTCCTGTTGCCAAATCACAAAGAGCAATAAGATTTGATGTACCAACAAACGCAGCTCCATTTAATACATTAAAGATAAACTCATTTTACAATGTGGTTGTATATGAGCAAACAAACAACTCAAATACAAGTCCAACAAACGCAGTTGTATTGGGTTTACGATGGGAGGGTACAATGATAATTGACGCAGATAGTGAGGTTACATTTACTGAGTATGCAAACCCAACTGCAAGGAATTACGTTTACTATAACACAGAAGATTAAGCAGCATGATAAATTTAGTACAAATGGCTTCCTATACTACTCCAAAGATTGAGGAGAACCCTGCAAGGGAGTGGGTAGAATATGGGCGAGATAACAACTACTATCAATTCCTTATAGATAGGTTTAATGGTAGTGCAGTTAATAATGCTATTATTACAGGTATAGGCGAGATGATTTATGGTCAAGGTCTTGATGCAACAGATGCAGACAAAAGACCATTAGACTATGCTAAAATGAAGCTCATTTTTAGAGATGAAGATATACGAAAGGTGTCTTTAGATTTAAAGCTGCTAGGACAAGCTGCGTTTAATGTAGTTTGGAACAAGGGCAAGACTGAAATTAAGAAAGCAAAGCATATTCCAATACAAAACTTAAGACCAGAAAAGGCAGTTGATGGAAAGATACAAGCGTATTACTACTCAGATGATTGGTCGCAGTTTAGAAAGGACAAGTTTAAGCCTATTAGAATAGATGCATTTGATGGGAAGCGTAAATCAAGCGATAGCCAAGTCATGGTTATACACCCTTACTCTCCAGGCTTCTTTTACTTTTCTCCTGTTGACTATCAAGGTTCTTTACAATGGAGCGAGATAGACGAGGAAATAGGAAACTATCACTTGACAAACATTCAGCAGGGGTTTGCTCCTAGCATGATGGTAAACTTCAACAATGGTACACCTACAAAAGAGGAACAAGATGCTATTGAGAGAAAGATTACGCAAAAGTTTACGAGTACAAGCGGTAAGAAGTTTGTTTTATCGTTTAACGATAATCAACAACAAGCTACAACGATAGACCAAATACCTATCTCGGAAGCAGCAGAGCAATATAAGTTTTTATCTGAGGAATGCACAAAGAAGATTTTAGTTGGGCATAGAGTTACATCTCCAATGTTGTTTGGTATTAAAGACAAAACAGGTTTAGGAAACAATGCAGAGGAGATAAAGGTTGCATCTCAGCTATTTGACAACACAGTTATAAAGCCAAAGCAAAATATTATCATTGATGCGATTGATGAGGTGCTTGCAGTTAATGGTATTCACTTAGATGTTTACTTTAAGACATTGCAGCCAATTGAATTTGCAGAGGATATTGATGGTTTGACAGATGAAACTATTGAGAAAGAAACAGGAATGAAAATTGGAGAAGATGAAGTTCAAGAAGTAGGTACAGAGGTAGCAGTTGAAGAAGTTGAGAAAGTTGATGCGTCTTATAATGGAGCTCAGATTAGTTCAGCAATTGATATTGTCGCAAAAGTACAAGAGGGTATTCTTTCAGAAGCACAAGCAATCGTATTCTTAGTTCAATTCCTACAATTACCTGAAGATGTTGCTAGAGGTTTCTTTAATAGTACACCAGAGCAATTAATGGAGAAGATGTGTAAACACAAGCATGATGATAGACCATTCCTTGACGATGCTAAGTCTGAAACACTACTTGAAGAACTAAAGTTATATGGAGAGGTAAACGATGAGGAGGAATACGAGTTGAGGAGTGAGGAGTTAGTCGACACAACAAATCCCGATTTTCACAAAAAGTTTGAGGGTTTTGATAGACAACCAAATGATTCAGATGCAAAGGCAGGAGAAAAGTCTAAATGGGGAGATAAGGGTTTGTATAAAGTAAGGTATGCGTATGCAAAGACTACAACTAAACAAGCAAAGAACCCAAGCAGACCATTTTGTACTGAAATGATAATGATGGCTAATTCTGGCATTGAGTTTAGATACGAGGAC